CACCGGATAACGGGGATTCCTATTACGGCGTGGATTATATCCAGATGTTGACCGCATTTGGGATCAACGGGATCAAGGAGCTTTACGCCAAGGTCAAGGCACTTGAGAAGAGGGTGGAAGAGTTGGAGAACAGATAGAAAATATTATAAGCCTTTATCGGGGGTGGGCAAATAAAAGCCCCCGTATATATTAAAAGAAAACGAGTTATGGGAGTTGATTTGAATACGATATTGGCGATAACCGGCGCGATGGGCGGGATCGAGGGGATAAAATGGGGCATCCGTGCGTGGGTGAACCGTAAGACGAACGCCCGTATAGCGGACGCTCAAGCTGACGTGGAGGAGTTCAAGGCCCTGCGTGAGTATAACGAGTTCTTGCAAAAGCAGTTGTCTGAGAAGGAGGAACGGTTCGTTGAGCAGACCGGACGGCTCCGGCAGGTGCAGGACGAGCTTTTCACCTTAAAAGAGAGCTACTCGGACGTGAAGATAGAACTGGCTTTAAAGAGGTGCGAGAAAAAGAAATGCGGCGATCGTGAGCCGCAGAACGGTTATTAAGAAGGGAGGATAAGGAATGAGAAATAACAATTTACCCCGGGGATTACGTAACAACAACCCCGGGAACATCAGAAGGAATAGCGATGTCTTCCAAGGCGAGAAGACAAGCTCAGACAAAGAGTTCAAGCAATTTAAATCGATGGCATACGGGTATAGGGCGATCTTCAAGATCCTGTCTAACTATTACCGGAACTATAAGCTGGATACGATCCGCAAGATAATAGGAAGATGGGCGCCGGAAAACGAGAATAATACGAACGCTTACATTAAGGCCGTATCTGATTATGCCGGTATCCCTGCCGATGATCCGATCAACATCAACGATCGTGAGCAAATGATCCGGATTGTGGCCGGGATGAGCAAGGTGGAGAATGGGAGAGAGGCTGATATGTCGGACGTGATAGCCGGATGGAACTTGCTATGACATGCGTGTTGGCTTACATAATAACAAGCTAAGAGATCTTTGACGTGTTTGATTGCTGTTTTGCAAATTAACAATTGATCCTTTTGCAAATGTTTTTTTATTTGCTAATTTTGTATCGGTTGTATATCAAATACATGAAATAGTTTTATGCAAATGATGAAAAAAATGTATGCAAATGTGTAATCAAAAAATAATGATGCCTAGCGTTGGTTTTGATATGCCTATAACCGATCTTGTGCTTGAGCTTGAAAAGTTAAGGTACAAGATATTGGAGGGTACTACCCATCCATTAGTGTTTATGCAGATGAAAAGTATATTTCATATGCTTGAAAGTATTGGATCTTCTCGTATAGAGGGTAATAATACGACAATTATGGATTATGTCGAATCCACAAAAATAAACGATGGCAGTTTTTATCGGAATGAGCAGATCACGGAGATTTTGAATATCGAAAGAGCAACATCTTTTATTGAAAGCGTGATTGATGACACGCCCATTACGCTAAACTTTATCAGAGAGCTTCATTCTCTCACAGTAGATTCTCTTAGCGCAAGCAGGGAAGGTTGCTATACCAAAGGTGATTTCAGGGAGTGCAACGTAAGAATAGGAGGTTCGTCGCATACCCCTCCTGATTACTTGCAGGTGATTCCATTAATGCAAGAGCTTGTCGATTTTGTAAATGAGGAAACAAGACCTAAGTTCGATTTGATGAAAATATGTATAGCGCATCATCGTTTTGTATGGATACACCCATTTGAGAATGGAAACGGACGTGTTGTCAGGCTGTTCACCTATGCTCTTTTGTTGAAAAATGTATTTAAAAGCAAGCAAAGGATCATCAATCCAACAGCAGTGTTTTGTTCAGACCGGAATGAGTATTACAATTATTTATCATTGGCCGACACATATACGAATGAGGGATTGATAAAATGGTGCGAATACGTACTTCATGGGTTAAAAAACGAGATAGAAAAAATAGACAGATTGGTAGATTATGTTTATTTGAGAGATAACATCTTGCTTCCATCTATGTCCGATTCATTATCAAATAAATATATAACGGATATTGAGTATAATATATTAAGAGCGGCGATAACAAATGAGAGGCAAGAGATACAAGCCGCTGACGTGAAAGCTCTATTTCCGGGCAAATCTTCACCAGAGATATCGAGGTTGATACGATCTTTGGTAGATAAAAAGATGCTGGTCCCTGTTTCAGAGAGGGCTCGTAAATATGTTATATCATTCGGTAGCAACTATCTTTTAAGATCGGTCCTTAAATCGCTAGACAAAAATGGATTTTTACCATTGAATGATTAATTTCCATATGACATAAGTTTCTTCTTAATGGGCTAGTCAAAGGCGGCAATTCAACAATCTGGATCAGCCGCCTTTTTCGTATCCGGGCGGTATCTAAATACGGGCACGATCAAATTTTCATGATTATGAAACTTAGATACATTGTATTAATAATGATAGGTATCCTCACCCTGTCCGGGTGCCGGACCAAGATACAGCCTGTCGCTATCGAGAACCGTACTGACTCGATCTACATAGACAAGTTGGTACCTTACCCAATGCCAGCCGATAGCGCTTCCATACGTGCGTTGATGGAGTGTGATGAGAACGGCAAGGTTGTTCTCCGGTGGTTGGATATGGCGAACACGAAGAACGTGGAACTCATGTTCGCATTGGATAGTCTCGGTAACGTGATCGCCAATATGAGGGTTCCTAGGGATACGTTATATCTGCCTTCGAAAGAAATCTACGTGGATCGTAAGGTGGAGGTTCCGATTCCTGTGGAGAAGGAGTTGTCCCGATGGGAGTCTATAAAGATAGAGGTTGGTGGATGGGCGATAGGTCTTTTGTCTGGGTGTCTGATTATAGGTATTGGCTATGTCGTAAGACGGTTGCTACGAAAGAGAAGATCGTAGTTTGATATTGGTATTAGTGTTTTAGGTTTTCAGCCGCCCTGCCTGTGAAGATGGGGCGGTTTGATATTCTAATAAAAATATTGCAGAAACATATAATATTATCTTTTTTTTCACGTTTCTTTAAATAAACAGGTAATTTTTTTTTGTTTAACTAATTTTTCATACCTTTGCGCCATCATTTTATGTGTTCAAAGTGTTAGTTGTATATAAGGCGAAGATTTTTAGGTAGTTGGTTGTTGAATAAATGAAAATATATATCATGGAAGACTTAATTACCAAATTAATACAAGGGCATTTTGGTTTAGCGTTTCTGATTGGGTTGTTGTTTGTGTCTGGCTTCATCTTTGTTATATGGTGGGCTAGGGGAGTGTATGACAAAACCAAAAAGATAGATGATCTTCCGTGTACTTCTCATTCTCAGAAATTGGATTCTTTAACGGCTTTATCTACAAAATTGGATGGATTGCCTTGTGTCGATCATCAACATAAATTAGAAAATCAGATGGATAAACATTCAAATATAGAATCAGCAATAAGTAAGATAGAAACATCAATATCATTTATGCAAAAGAGTATTGATGGGTTGTCTCAAAATCTACAAAAGAATAGAGGAATAATAACAGATCCATTTACTCAGAGGCAAAGTCCTCTTCGGATAACCGAAGAAGGCTATAAGGTTGTTGAACAATTGGGTATATTGGAAATGGTTGAAGAGAATTGGATGCGTATAAAGTTCTTTGTGGAAGAAAATGCACAATCTTGCAATCCTTATGATATACAGCAATTTTGTATAGAGCAAGCTGTTGTTTACCCTGAAAAATTTTTGAGAGAAGATGAAATAAATAAAATAAAAATGGATGCATATATACGAGGAGAGGCGTTATCTTCGTATATGAAGATAATAGCGGTTCTGGTTAGAGATAGATATTTTGAAGAGCATAATATTGATATTGCTGATATTGATAAACATGCCCCCAAATATTGAGCTGTAATTTTAAAAAAGACTTACTATAAAGATTAAGCGTCTATCAATTTTTGGGTAGACGCTCTTTTTATTCTATACTCATTCTCCCTTCCAAAATAATTCCCTACATTTGGGAAATCCTTAAAAGTAATCACTATGGCAAAAGATCCTACACTCTCACAGGTTGCGACCAATGCGTTGCAGGGAATTCCTTTCGGTTCTATTATCGGAGACCCATTGAGAGCCTGTGCAGAGGCCCAAGAGGAACAAGCGAAAGTTGCTGCTAAGTTCATGAAAGAGGCTGGACTAGATCTGGATAAAGAAGCGAAAGAGAAAGAATAGTTTGAATCCTTAAATCAAATGGTCATGAAAGCGGAAAGACAACATAAAGAGAGAACTTCACGGGTGATACAACCGGCGAAAGGCGAGGATGGGCATATAGTTGACAATAGACCCCAATCTAGGAATCAGACAAAGATGGTTAGGATCATTCAAGCAAAAGAAAATAAGATTGTATTTCCTAATAAACATAAATCTTTAGAAAAACCATTACAGTTAATGTCACTATACCATGGCACTACTATAGAAGCGAAAGATTCTATAGTTGATGATGGTATTGATTATTCTTGTGGGTCAGGAGAATTTGGCCAAGGATTTTATACGGTGTTTGATAAAAAACAGGCAGAACATATTTCAATGTATTATTGGAATAAAGAAAAGAAATGGGAAAATGGTGATACTGGGACTGCTGTTGTAAAAATGAATATTGATGATAATGATTGGGCTAGTTTAATGGTTGGACAGGAGGCAACATATAATACAAAAAAAGAGTGGTTTAGAGATAGAATTGTAACAGGGGATACAATACCTGTTAACCCTGATATTGCTATAACAGAAAATAAGAATGAGGATTGGGATTATAGAGAAGAGGAGGGAAAAGCAGATGCTACTGATAATGCTATAATGATAGGGCCTATTAAAGATCCTCAGACACCATATTTGCAGGTCGTTTTTGGAGAAGAATTTGAAAATATAGAATTAAATAACGATCTCACATTCGAAGATGCCGGATTAACTCACGAGGCGGAAGATGAGATAGGATTAGAAGAAACATTAATAGATGAGGCTTCCAGTGGATTAGGTTCAATGGCATTTGAGATAGGAGGATATGAGGCTATTGTGTATTTTAAAAAATTTGCATTGAGTACACCAAAGCATCAAAGAGCCGCATTATTGAGGAAGTATTTTGGTGGAATCCAAGGTGTGGATGTTCCAGAAACTATAATTACTTGGCTTTCAAATAACGGTTTTACGTCAACAGAGACAGAGGATAAAGCAGGTGACATCATATATAAATATATTTCAGATTTACATTAAATGTAATAACCGCAAACTTAGTATAGCTAGAAATTAAGTAGAAGCTCTATCATTTACTACACAAGCGTACATCCTATCAACTGGAAAGGCGCTATAAAATATTTTGTGTAAATAGAAATACAGGATTCATGATGAATTGGTCCCACAAATTGGGATCGTATGTGCGATCACATGAACATGCAGAATCAGAAAGGCCATGAGATAGCCCGGATCAAGTTCGCCAATGAGAGCTTTTCCGTATACGGTGTATCGGAAAATGAATTGTCTGACGGAACTCCTCGTTGGGATATGTTGAATTTGGGTCGCTGGAAGGAGGAAATCTTAAACTGAGTATAAATGAAATATCGGGGATTGATATGGCCAAGCTATCAATCCCCGGCATTTAAAATAGCAACCTCCCATCCTTCTTATCCATCACCGCATTGAAAATACTTTTATAGGTCTCATACAACTCCTTCCGGCTTTCCGGACCCGGCCAATCGGCGAAAGACTCTCCGGCGAATAATTTCCAAGCAAAAATGCGTTTGGCCTTTTCGGACAACCCTAACAGGTCGACCATATCCCGGATATCCTGCATACGTTCCCGGATATACTCGGTACGGTCAATACTATCATCGGGCTCATCAATAATGTTCAGTCTTCGCCAATCCACATTCTCATCTACCGGGATAGGCTTGTATTTATGCCGGTAGGGAGACGTGTCCGAGGTAACGTTCAGCTTTATCATTTGCAGGATATACCAGTCAAGTTCGGTATATTTACCTTGCTTGGCTTCCATAAGCCGGGAGAGGTGTTCCAGAGGCTTTTGAAGTAGCATACACATTACCTCGTTCAATACGTCAATAGCTTCACTACTCATTCCGGCAAGTGAGCAGTGATACTTAGCGTAATCCAGCCACCTGTCGTAACGTTTCTCAATATATTTATTCAATGCCTCACTTGCCATAGTTGTCTTTATTTGATATATTTGTCGCAGGTTGTAATGGGGGGGCGCTGTGAGGCGCTGCCTTTTTATTTATTCTCTTTGTTAGTCTTTATCTCTCGCTATAAAAATGTTATCTTTAGCCTTCTTTTTTATTCTTAGCCCAATCGATAATGTATTCAATACCTGCGTTGAATCCTTTGCTGTAACCATCTTTATATTCATGATTTGATATTCCATGATAGTAAGCCGAGCCGAAGCACAAGGCGAAACCAATGGCTATCAATACCATCCCTGTTCCAAAGTATGGATAAGCTAGGGATATATGGAATGGCTTGAACTGGATCGATATTCCAGACGTGAGAATGAATATTAGCGAGATCATTCCGATTATTAACAATGATATTTTAAGCATCTGAACCTCCTTTGTTTACATTGTGCGACATATTCTTTAATCTTGTTTGACTTTTATAATCCTTACATCCATAAGCGGCGAGATTAATGGCGTGCGTACCTATTCCTTGTCCGGAGAAGCATGGATAACGGATACATCTTACGCATTTCCTTCGTGGATATTTATTAGCGTCCTCCCGTTCTTTCAAGCGGTTGATCCCTATGTGTTCCTCTGCCATGGTTATTCCTCCTCCTCGGTCTCGTCGAATATCCGGGCCATCATATCGACGATGTTTGTTTGTATATTGTCCTCCGCGCCAAGCACGGCGTTGCTTATATGTTTTTTCTCCTCGATGATCCTGTAGAGCTTCTGGTCGATGGTCTTGCGGCCAAGCAGGTAATAGCAATTCACGGAGTCCTTTTGGCCGATACGATGTGCCCGGCTCTCGGCTTGGTCGCAATCTGCGTATGTCCACGGTAGCTCGATAAAAGCGACATTGCTTGACGCTGTCAACGTGATACCCGCCGCTGCGGCCTTGATGGAGCAGATGATGACGTCCGTCTTGGGATTCCGTTGGAAAGCGTCTATGGCCGCTTGCTTTTGTTGCATATCTTGCCGTCCGGTGACACACACCGCCGTGGGAAACGCCTGTAGGAGTCGGTCTACGATCTCATGCAGGTTGCAGAAGAGGATGATCTTCTTTCCGTTCTCCCGAAAATCCTTCACGAAATCGATCACCTCTCTCAACTTACCCCGGGCCGTTATGTCCTTCAATATGCCGATTCGTACCATGACCTCGCCTTTCAGCGATTTTTGTACCTTCTCATCGTCGGCTTCCTTGTATCGTCTCAGATAATCCACCAAGTCACGCTCGGCGTCTTGGTATTCCTTGCGGTTGGTGATTTCGCAGGTCACAATCTGCCGTACCTTGTCGGGTAATTGAGTCAGTACCTTGGATTTTTCCCTCCGGAAGAAACAATGCTTCCAGAGCATGAAATTGAGCTCTTTCAAGTTCGAGGCCCCGTGCGGCCCGGAGCAATAGCGGCTCGTGAAATATTTCCAGCCTCCGAGATCGTTCATCCGGTCCATGATAGCGAGTTGGCATATAAGGTCGTTGGGCTTGTTTACGACAGGGGTACCGGTCAACAGGATGATCCACTCTTTCCCGGCGGTGATACCCTTGCAAAACTTGCTTTGCTGGGTAGCCGTTGATTTTACCTTATGGGATTCGTCAATGATCACGCTCTTGAACAACTTGATCGTATTATGGAACTCTACGTCTTTCAGCGTCCATTTCTCCGATTTGTTGATTCGGCGTACGAAATACTTCCGTAGGCTCTCGTAGTTCACGATGAACACATGGTTCATGCCCGTTTGCCAGAAGAATGGCCATGAGGTTCGTACCGAATCGGTCAATACCATGGCTTTCTTGTCCGTGAACTTGTGCCATTCACGTTGCCAGTTGATCTTGACCGTATTGGGGCAGATAACGAGACAGGGGAAAGCGCCGGCCTTGTTGATTGTGGCGATACTCTCAAGTGTATTGTGCGTTACAATATAATTATTTGTCAGATACAAATGATCCGGAGCGGTTACGCTTATACATACGGAATCTTCCTCTCTAATATATTCGATAGACGAGATATACCGTGAACAATAGTTTGTTTTTTTGATGTCCCATTCGGCGGCTTTCCGTTCAAGATAGAATGGGCAAACCTTGATCCTCACGTTTACTTGAAATTCCACGCCTTTACCCTCGTTTTGCCTATCGTATCTGCGTATGATCGCCTGTCCTCCAAGGGAACGTACCAAAAGGGCAATGTCACGCGCCATGCCATAGGAAAGGGTGCTGTAGGTGATCCTGTTTCTCTTTCCTGATCCATCCGTATCCATCAAACCGCGTAAGAGGTTGATGCGTTGCTCTACCGATCCGTGCATGTATTCGTATGGTATGAATTTCTCTACACTTGGTTTGTCAACTTTGAGTCGTTTGATCTCTTGGTAAAATCGATTTTCGTGGACTGTCGGATTCTTTGTGATGTTGTATCGCGGGCATGTGGCGTAATCGTCCCGTACCAACAGCATATCGCTAGGTAAGAGTTTTCTTACCCTGTCGGCAATAGCCGCATCCATGTCCGGTGTAGAGAAAGACAGGCGCCCATTGCCATTGCAAAGGTGGCCGTCTCCCAAAAGTACCCCCATGATGTAAGGATGAATGATGTATAATCCCTCCTTGTACTTCACAGGTTCACACATTGGGATTTCCCATTTCCGTCTTGTATGGTTATGGCCAAAACCTTTCAGGTTGTAGGTTACGCCGGAATCCATGATCTCCTGTGTTGTCTTGGTGATCCATCCTTTCCCCTTTCTTCTACGGTTG